AATATCTATGACTGTGTATTCCTCATACTCGTCTACGCCCTCATCCATGGCTGGTATAGAAAACCATGGATCGGCTTCCATGGCTGCGCTGGGTGGCTCTATGGCCTGTACCTCGACTACCTTTGGCTTTGCTGGCCCGGGTGATCGCTTTTCTTGGCTGCCTAGTATTTCCTCTTTGCTACTTAGCCCCTTAGATGTGCCAATGTTTAAGCTTGCAAGGCTTCTGCCCCAGCATGATGTTTCAAGGTTCTGCAGCTCTGATCCAAGTGTGTATGGACTCTTGCCAATGATAAACTCTGATGCAGTACCTACGCCCGGCAGTGGATCATCAGCTGATCGGTATGCCCGAGCGACTCCCCACATCTTGGCTGGATCGCCATCCATGACACCCATGTACTCAAATTGAATTGATCCGTTAGGGAACTTTTCAAAGAATAAAGCAACCCTTTCTTGAACCGTAGTGTAATTAGAAATGTCAAAAGCCATTAGATTTTCCACCCATCTTTTGCCATCTGTAGCTCTATGTCTACATGGCTATTACGCCTAAATTTGATTAGTTGTTGTTTGTGGTGTTCATTCTCAACGACTATGCCAATGAGTGTGCCTAAGGCAAGCATTATGCCCATGTAGGCCAGTAGTACATATATGTTCATGCCCTGATTCCTATACTTAAGTGTAAGCCTTGGCGCTTACATAACCCTTTTTAGCACGTTATGCAGGATTCACACAAGCACTTTGAGTAATTGGGCGTGTCATGCCTTGTGTTCAAATGCTGTTGGACCACTACATGTAGTGCATCCACCTTTTCTATCAAGTCTGGCAAGGACTTTCCGCCGTTGGCGTGTGGCTGGATGGCATAGGTCATAGTGTCTATGTAAGCCTTTATTGGCTTTACTATGGCCCACTTAACTAACAGCCCGGCAAGGCTAAGAATGGCTAGTAAGGCAGCTGCTATTTGTCCAAGGTAGATGATAGACATGTCATTCAGGCTTTGTCCCAGCGTTTATAGCTGCGTCTAGTTCGGCCTGATCTAACTTGCCGTCATTCATAAGGCCTTTGGCAGCGGCTCTAAGTACGATTAAAAGTGGGACTACGGCTGCCATAATGGCTGCCTTTAAGGGTTCAATATCAAGCGCTGATGATAAGCCAAGTGTGCTTAGGGCTGTGTAAATAAATAGGCTGGCAACCCTAATGAGAAATAGGCGGTATTTGATCATGATTTTAGGATCGCTTCTGGGTTCATGTCTGCCGACTTACTCCACTGGATACCATTACGGCGCTCAAAGTGTAGGTGAGGCCCTGTCGTGTTACCTGTTGCTCCGCTTTCAGCAATGTACTCGCCCTTTTTAACCTTTTGACCGGGCTGTGCAAATGCCTTTGAAAGATGGGCATAGATAACAAATGTCTTATCTGGTAATTGCTGGACTATTTGTGTGCCGTATGACTTGCCCCAATTAGCGTTGACAATAACCCCATCAGCCACAGCAAGCACATGTGTACCTACAGGCACAGAAAAATCTACGCCCGTATGGTAGCCAACTGACCAATTCTTACCCGGTACATGGTAGCCAGTGGTAACTTTGCCACCCTTAATTGGTAATGCCATTAGTCAGCCACCGGGCATGGCTCGTCAGTTTTTACGGCATCAGTGTATGCAAAGCATGCGCCACACATAACTGGATTAGATGGGTCACACATGTTGACGGGTTCTAAATTATAAGTGCAGTCTTTAGTTGAACAAGTAAAAATGTAAATCATTATGCTGCCTCGTATGTAAATTGGCAAGAAAATGTACTTGCAGCTGCCCAAGTTCCGGGAATAAGGCTTGAAATGTTTGTATTGGTCACATAAGTACCGCTGGCCAATAATGCATACAAATCGGCGCGTGTTGTTGTGCCAATAGCAACAAAACCTGTTCCACTAACTCCACCTGCTAATAATCCAGCAGTCCCAATTGTTCTATCTATATTGTCATTAACTGAGGTTACAGGTAATGAAATACCAATACGACCAGATACACTAGAAGTTGATCCTAATGTTACAAAAAGTTTTACAGTAACAGTTTTACCAATTTGGCAATATTTTGCAAGAGTAATTGTGCCATTACCAAGTACAAAATTTGTAAATGTTGGCGTATAAGATTGCCAAGCAATAAGGCCTTTACCCGTACTTGTGTCAATGCCGTCAGCAAGTGATTGAATGGCCGTTGCGCCATTAGTAACTAGATCGGTGCTTGTGGGGTAAGCCCAACCATTGTTAGTTGTTGTACCAGCCATTTATAGATCCTGCCATTTCTGTGTTGGGAAAGCTACGCCATAGCTTGTCCATGTGTAATTGTACGGCACTTGATTCCAATTTATGGAACTTCGAGCCACTGAATAAGGGACTAATTGTAAATCTAAGATAAAAGCATTTTTGCTGATTTGGAAGTTGCAGCCGATTGTTAGGTATTCCAAAGTGCCACCCATTGGATCAGGGGCTGCCACAGTAATAAGCATGCCCAGTGGTGTGTACAGCAATAACTCACGCTCGGCATTGGTAAAGATTGGGTTAAGTAAATTAACGCTTACTTTTTCGGTACTTAATAATGGATAAGCAATGCCATTAAGGATTGTGGCACTTATGTTAGCCACCTCTAAAGCAGTATTTAGATAAGTCGCTAATGTTCCGGATCTTTGGCCATAACCTGCAATGGAATCATCATCATAAAAGGTGGCAGCTGTATTGTCGTAGCGGTTAATAGTTAAAGTGTTTCGCAGCTCATCTACCCGGTCGCCACCCACAATGTCTGGACTAAGCATTGACTGAGTAAGTGTAATAGATGAAGTCATTGGCACTGCTTCAGCCTGTGGGAATTTGACGTTTATATCCCCATTTGGACTTTCATACATGTAGCCATAGGCACCATAAGTAAGGGTTGTCAAATCATCCCAAACATTTCTAAACCCTGATGTAAGTGTGGTACTTGATGTTTCAGTGTCAATGTTGATGTTAGGTAATGTTGAAATTCTGGATGTGTCTACTTTGTTCCATGCCGTAGGGCCGTAATCCTGCCATTTAGTGCTCGCATTAACTGTACTCCAAAGGAATACGCCAGTGGCATTTTCTACATTTTGTATGTTTGTACTTGTAGTAGCAGTTGTAAGTGTGTTGTTGTACCAGTCTGTATTCTGCAAGATTGAAATGCCAGATGACAGAGTAAATCGCCATTCGAGTATGTAACCAGTCATGCCATGTGATCTGTAGCCACTGGATCGGTAAGTCACATACCCAGAGTGCATAACTACATAAGCGGATGTGCTGGCCTTGTAAACGTGTATTTCAATCCATGTGCCAATCTGCACATTTGGGATGATGTTTGTGTCAAACAATAAAGTGACTGTTGTTTGTCCCGGGTATGGCGGATTAATGTATTGGGATGTTCCACGCGAAATGTTTATGCTGTAGTCAATGTAGCTAGTTATCTCCACAAGTGGATCAGTGTGTGGGGCATTTGGCGGTAATGTGTAGACCTTTATTGCTGGGGTAAAATCGGTCATGGCATTGCGCCAGCCAGATTAATTGGCCCACTTATTCTGCTCTGTGTCTGTAATAGTCGCTCAATGCTCTGGCGAGCTGATGCGGCATCTAATACGCCATTAAAGATAAATGTGTTTCCGCCACTGCCACCGGCTGATCTAATTGATCCAGAACTGCTAGGCACAAAGATTTCAGGGCCAAATTCTCCCACGCGATAAGCACTACCACCCATAACAGATCCGCCGGCAGCTCTTGAACCTAGTACAGAATTTACAAGGTTGCCGCCGCCAAGGAAATTAGTGCCAAATGGGTTAAGTATGGATGTTGTTGTGCCACCTTTAGTTGTACCAAATATTAAATCCAAAGCCTTTTGGTATCCCGGTGACTTTATAAAATCTCCCAATTTTCCATAGGCACTTGCTAATGCATTGATGCCATTAGCCAAATGCTGTACACCACTTGCAATGTCATCAATTGTGGTTGATGCTTCGCCAGCCTTATCACCACTCAATGCGGCAATTAATGTCCCAAAAGAATCAGAAAGCGCCTTAAGTGTTCCACCTAAACTAGATGCACCAGTGTTACCTAAATCGCCTTTAAGTTCTCTGGCTCTTGCAGAAAGGCCGTTTTTATCCTCGCCGCTAAATCCCTTGGCAACAAGAATTACATTTTCTAATAATGTCTTAAGTTTAGGAATTAACTTCGCGCCAATATCCTCTTGAATTTCGCCAAAGCGTTGCTTGAGTATCTCAAGTTGGCCAGCAAATGTTTCTGTATTGGCTTGTGCTGATCCACCAAATGTGTCTGTAAGTTTCTTTGTAATGCCCTCAAAGTCTTTTGTCTTGATTAAGTTTTCATCTAAGGGTACGCCCAATTTCTTTAAGGCTGTGAAGTTTCCGCCGTACGCTTTGCCCAAAGCAATGCTAACGCCCTCTAAGTCTTTGCCAGTAGCGGCTGAAATGTCTATGGCAAGATTGTTGAGTTTTTGTGCTTTTGTAACGTCTCCTGTAGCTCTGGCAAGATTAGCCAATGCCGGGCGAAGTTTGGTATCAGATACACCATAAGCAAATTGCTGTTTTTTAATGTAATCCTCAACGCTGGCTACCTGTTTGTCAGTTGCTTTGGTTGTGTTCCTTAAGGCTGTTGCAAGTTTCTTTTGACTTAATTCATCCTCTACTGCAGCCTTAACTGCATCAACACCAAACTTCAATGCCATTGCCCCGGCAGCTGCGCCAACAACTGCAAAGGATGCAGCCATGCGCTTTGAGTATTTGCCTATTTTGTCGTTTAAACCTTTGGTGCTTTTGTCGGCATCATCCATGCCAGAAATAAATTTCTTTACATCTGCAAGTAATGCTAATTTAAGTGTGCGTGTATCAGCCATTATGAAGTCCTTGCCCAGTTGTCCATGACTTTATTAACAGCATCTAACCAGCGTTTTCTAATTTCAGGTTGAGCAACTTTAAGAGTTGGAAAAATCCAATAACCTGCATTACCCTTACCCTCACGCGGTGATCTTTGTGGAAATTTATAACCACCATTTGGAAATGAGCCGGCTGAACCTTTGATGTTTGTATCTGCGCCAAATTCATTTCCATACAATAATTGTCCAGCATTTGCGCCACCAGATGCGCGGCCTTTACTACCACCAATGTAAATAGTAGGTACGCGATCTTTCGCTGGGCGAATTGTAGCAGCCACAATAGCGGCTTGAGCAGGAAATCTTGCACCTACATAAGCGGATGTTTTAATAGCCCCTGCAGTCCAAGCACTTATTAAAGAAACGTCATTTTTAAGTTGCATTTGTGCGTCTTTATCCATTGCACTTATTGCTTTTAATAAACCCCGATAGTCCCCAAGGTCTGGTTTAATAGTGATTCTTGTTGTATCAGCCATTGTGTCCATTCCTTTCTGCTATCAGCTCGTAAGCTGTTTCAATATCTGTGAGCGACCATTGCTTCAAGTCACCTAATGCAATACCGGTATTAACCGCCAGTGCAATTAGATGTCGGTTGATGCTTCCAGTGGGATGTCTTTTGGGTCATCCTGTACCACCTCGAAAGTATCAAACTCATTCTGCACCCAGCCTTGGTGTGTCTTATAGTCTGTCTTTTCATCTGCTACAGCTGCTAAATACAGAATGTAGGTTATGACATCAAGACTGCCTGTGGCCATCTTTTCCTGCGCTTGGGTAAGTGTGTAACCTAAGTCGCGCTCTAAGAGAATCCACAGCCATGCTGGATCATCACTCACTATGTAGTTATCGCCCTGTTGGGTAGTTATCTGGTATTTCATAATGGTTGCCCTGTTCTATTCATTAAGAGCGTGTGATCGCAGCTGATGTGTCAATGACGAGAGTTACTGATGTGGATAATACATCTGTAGCCGCGCCACCTTGTGGTGGAAATGCTGGAAATACTTTGCCAGAAATTGTGCTGTATGGTGATCCGCCAGCAACAAAAGTAAATGCTAGTGATGTGTCTGGGGCAGATTTGGCTGCATCCCAAAGCTGTGCGCAAAGGCCAGCGGTTACACCCCAGTCTGCATACATTTCAACATTGAGAGTGCCTGAGTAATCTACGGTTTTGTAGTAACGCGCTGCAAGTGTTTCTAATACCTGCTGGTTGTTATCCATGCTAAGTGTGACTGTTGAAGTCTGATCTGCGTAAGTCTTTCCGCCAATCGTCAAAGTGAGCGACCGGCCAGTGGTTACTGTTGTTGCCATGATTTTTCCTTATTCTGTCGAGGTCGCCAGCTCTATGCTGACTTGACTTATTAACATGTCGGCGTTTCCGACCTGTGTAACTGTGGGTTGTGACCATGAGCCAACTGTGACATTGGCTGGTAATGCTGTAAAAGTTGCAAGCATTAAGGCTTCTAAGTTTGCTAATGCTGCCTGATTGTCGGCTGCATTTACTATTGCAGTTAAATCAAAGCGCATGTTTACGCGCTTATTTGCACCACCAATAACCTGTGGTTCTAGGTATGGTGATCCCGGCACAAGCACTAATGCTGGTGGTGTGATGTTTTCTTTAGGGTAAGACATGACCACGCGCCCGGCAGCTGCTAAAGATGCTGCCAGTTCATTCCGTTGGGTTACTAAATTAGCCATTAACCCACCATTGAGTTGGTATCAATCCAACGCCCCAGTAAGCCCGATACTCGCGTAAATAGGGATCGCCCTAATCTGTATGGTGCAGGGCTTTGAAAATCCACACCTGACTGTCCTAGTGTCCCTGTACGGGTAATCCAGATGTCGGATGCAATAGCCATAGCCGCTTCTTTGACTTCTGGAATTGTGTCATAGTCGATGTACGATGTGGCGCTTACTGTTCCATAAGGCCGTACACCATGAGTCGGGTAATCTGCCCCAGTGCCAGCAAATGACATTGTGTAGTCAGTAACGGCAGTAAGGGTTTTAGATCCATTAAAGTTTGTGCCACTGTTAGCAATAGTTACTGTTTGTCCTACATAGCAGTCATGTGGGCGATCAGTAGTAATTGTGTTTACTAAGCTTGTACGCTCATGGGCAACTACGCCCCATTGGTTTTTAGTAAGCATTGACAGGATTATGTTTTCTGCTGCATCTGCACATTCTTGTACAAG